AAATACATCTAATGTTGCCGTACGGTAAATTTGGGCCGTTGTATTATCACCATTTTCATTGGGATTCTATGGCTTACGGGCAGATAGTTAAGAAAGTCAGGGTAGGTTTTCGTATACGGTTTAGGATTAAACCGAGGATACTTTTTCATTTTTCCACTAACAAGACACCTGTTAACCCGAAGTACATTGCCTGTAGAGAGACGATTGAGGACATAGCTTTTGATACTGGCAGGATAAAGGAAGATTTACTTGATAGATTACCGAGTTACATATAAATGGCTGAACCGGCATTAGACATATCCTTTGACCAGGAAGACTACAACATTGTCCAATGGGGTAATGGCAAGGACTTTGACGGGTATGCTAAAAGTAACCTGATTGTCCGTGACCATGAAACCTCTATGCTGGTGCCGTTCAAGTTTCGTAAAGGTCAGCAAATCCTTCATAACATTGTTGAGAAGCGTAAGGCAGAAGGTAAGTCAATACGCATATTAAACTTAAAAGCTAGACGATATGGCGGTTCAACGTATGTAGAGGGCAGGTTCTACTTTTTTGCGTCAAATAAGGAAAATAAGAACGTATTTATAGTAACCCATGAAATTCCGGCAACGGATACTTTATTTGAGATGGCGCAATTGTTTCATGAGCAAAATCCATACAGGCCATCCACTACACAAAATAACAGTAATAAGATGAAGTTTGATACTCCGCAAGGGACCGGTCTTAAATCAGAGTATCGTCTTGCTACAGCTAAAAATATACATGCAGGAAAATCACAGGGGATTCATTATCTTCATATCTCCGAGGAAGCACAGTTTGAGGGCGATCCGCAAGAACTATTAACATCGTTATTTGCGTCTGTGCCCGACTCTGATATCACGGCTGAAATCTTTCGGGAATCAACCGCGCAGGGCTTCGGTAACACATTTCAAAAGGACGTGTTCAGCACTTATGAGGAAGGTCGTTACCCGTACTATGAAGAGGACGGTGTTACGTACGCTTGGCATAACCCAGACTCAGATTGGGTAGTCGTCTTTATTCCGTGGTTCGTGGTCGAGACCTATACCAAATCGTTTGATACTCAGCAGCAGTTGGAAGAGTTCAAGCTAAAGGTAGCCGAAAAAGAGTTTGATAAACAGTCCATGAGATGGACGGAGTCGGAGGCCGAACGGTTACGAAATAAGTATCATTTATCCTATGAACAATTACATTGGAGAGTTTGGTGTATAAAAAACAAGTGTCGCGATTCTAAACATTTATTCCACCAGAACTATCCTGCCACACTAGACGAGGCGTTCTTAAAGACCGGCTCGAACGTGTTCAGTAAGGAAATGTGCGATCATTTGGAAACCTTGTGTCAACCGCCCATCCTGGTAGGCGAACTCCGCCGGTACATGGGCAAGAGTCGTATCACACCCAATCCTCATGGTGCGCTTCAGGTCTGGGAGAAAGTTAAGCAGGATTCATCGTACTTCATAGTCGTTGACTCGGCAGGCGGTAAAAAGAAACGGTCAGGATCGGGGAAGCAATTAACGTCCAATGAACCGGACAGGACCAATATAGACGTGTTCAACCACAAAACCGGTATGCAGGCAGCACAATGGAACGGGCATATACCGTACGACTCAATAGGTGATCTGGTCATCATGATAGGAGAAATGTATGGCATTAAGACAAAATACGGACTTGAACTACCAGTCGCTTGTGTCGAGCTACAAAACCATGGGTATACCGTTGTCTCCGACCTTTCACGTGAAAAGTATCCTCAGTACGAATGGAAAGACGGAGAACCTGGGTGGTCAACTAACCGAAAGACTAAACCTGAAGCTTGCGATAACCTCACCCGTTCTGTACGAGACGGAGAGATCAAAATAAACTGCTTAGGCACCATAAACGAGATGAGAACCTTTGTCGAAGAAAACATGGAGTTCAATGCGGCACCGGGTTGCAAAGACGACAGGGTAGATACTGCGGCAATCGCTAGTGTCCTGATGCTTACCTTACCTCGTAAGTACACCGAGTTACGTAAAAGGAAGAAGGGCGGGGACGAAGTCGGGTTTAAAAACTGGAGCTTTAAGAATAAGACCACCCCAACTAAACCAATAGGGTATGAGGAGTATTACGTTTAAAACCTTTATGCGGAGGGTTAAAAAATGAAATATTATATGACACATGTGCGTTGGGACAGGGATTTACATCATGACACTTTTTTAGATTATGCTTCTGACCCATGGAAGAAGAAGATTAAGGAACCAGTACCGGAACGTGGTGTGGGGGATTGGTATAATCCTGACAATCCCAACTGTTTTAAGGATCATCATAAGGCAATAGATCGACTTATAGACAGGGGTCTTATACTGAATGGTCGTTATCCCTGTGTGATTAGTGTGGATGATAATGATAAAGTGGTTAAAGAGCTTGTTAGGAAAGTATTCTAAATAGCATCTAGAACCTTTCGACAAGCGGCAGGCAGAATAATTGAACTTTTAAAAACAATACAGAAAAGTGAATTATAATGGCATCTAAAGACCTTCAGAAAGACAAGAACGGTAAGTGGCAGGACTTCGTTGACCACTGCATAGACTTCTACGAGGACATCGGCAAGTCAGAGTATCGTGATGAGAAGATAGCCATCATTAAGGAAGCATATCGTGTGTACGAACAAAAACCTGTCGACACCAACTTCCCATGGCCCGATGCCAGTAATGTCATCCTACCCCTCACAACCATCACAGTGGACAACCTGGAGCCACGCCTAGTGTCCGGCCTAACGGGCAAAAAACCTATTATGTCATTTCAAATAGAAGGTCTGACAGAACAAGACGAACCAACTAAAATCTTAGAGGACTGGTTCAATGACGAGCTGGACCAAGTGGTCAAAATAAACGATGAGGTCAGCACCATTGTCCACAAATCGTTATTGGAAGGCACTGTGTTCCCCATCGCCACATACACCGAGGACGAAATTGTACGCCGGGATTACATATTTGCCGAGGTGACCGATCCTCAGACCGGTCAAATGGTATCAACGGGCAACATAGAAATAGACCCCGAAACCGGGGAGGCACTCACCGAGGACATAACGGACTCCGTCTTTCAGGGCGGTAAGGTAGAGTATGCCGAGTTTACCGATGTCTATATGGCCGATGACGCAGACGATTGGGAAAGTGCTGACGTTATACGCAAAATCAGGCCCACCTATGGCGAGCTTCAGCAAGTAAAGGACGACCTTGGCTGGATGAACATAGGCGATTGGCTACTGGACGAGTCAAAGACTAAGGAGTTATCAGGGGACGATCAATCCCCGGCACAGTTCATATCCAACATTGAAAAGACGGGTAAAGAGACCATACCATGCCTGGAGTGTTACATAGACTACACATTCAAAAAGGAAGACCAGGAAGATGAAGACGTTACCGACTGGTCTGTCGAAAAGTATGTCGCGGTCATAGCAGAACAATCTAAAATCATAATTCGCATGTTACCACTCCGTGAGTTAAACTTCAAGAACGAGAAACCCATCAAACGAATCAGACTTTACAAGGAGCATGGTCGTTCGTGCGGGACATCAATGTACGAGAAAATGATGGCCATCCAGGACGGTACGGACGACATCTTCAACATGGTGGTTAATGTCGCTAACTTGACCATGATACCTTGGTTCATGTACGGTAACACGGCAGGGATAGACGGGGAACCTACCCTCATACCAGGTAAGGGTATACCAGTTGACGATCCTACCCAAATAATATTCCCAAAGTTCAGTCAAAACCCCCGTAGTTACATAGTTTTTATAGAAATGTTCATGAGTTTATGGGAGAAGCTGGGGGCCATCGGGGACATTCAAATAGGCAGACTATCAGAATCACGTAAGGACGCTACGGCCACCGAAACCATGGCGGCTATACAAGAAGGCAACATCAAACATAATTACCAATCTATAACATTTAAAGAGGATTTCTTGTCTCTGCTGCGTACCCTGTACGACCTGTACTATCAGAAGATGCCGTACGATAAAAAACATCTGTATAAAGGTCAACAGGTTCAAATTCCCCGTAAACAGATGAGACGATCTTATAAGTTCAAATTATCAGGTTCAACGGACCTGGCCAATAAAGTCCTTGAGATGCAGAAAGTTCAGCAATTATATCAGGCATTATCTCAAAACCCTGTGGCAGACCCAATCAAAATAACCACTGACCTGGTAGAATCAGTCAAACCGGATGCTATAGCGCAACAGTACATCAATCCACAATTTATTCAGATGATGCAAATGCTACAACAGAATCCCGAACTACCGCAGGTCATGCAGCAATATTTACAGCAGAAGCAAACTCAGGCGGCTACTCAACAGAACGAGCAAGAGTTTAAGAAGGCTCAAACCATGGGTAAGGCTGCCGGGGATCAAATGGTAGCGGCTGTGACAGGTCAACCACAAGGGGGGCAAGCAAGGTGATAGATGTTGAAAAGTATTTACATAAAGATATATGGGTGTATCCGTTAAACGCTATAAGTCGATGGGCACCTACTGGAGAAGGATTTATAACGTATGATTTGGGTGGGTTTGATTCCGATGAAGTTATAGAAATATATATCGAAGTTTTTAAAGAGAATATACCAGAAGGTAAGTCAACCCTTTACTGGAGAAAGAGACCTATGTTGGAGCGTTATAAGGGGGCATACCGTGTAAGTTCACGTTCCTTATTTTCAGATAAACCAATAATGGCTAAACATATACCGAGCACTTTTATAACTTGGGGTCCATCCACTAAAACGCCGTGGTATGAGGATACGGCATATTTAAGGAGCATCGGATATGCTCCATGAACTCCTAACATCAGACGAGTTTGAACGTTATCGCAAGCAAGAGTTAAAGGAGATGACGAACGTTATTTGGAAACTTTTAACCCAGGACTCTGAATCGGCCAGGGGAGCCATAGAACTAGCGATCAGACTTGTTAACTTACCATCTAAACTTAACCAGGACAAGGCAGTAAAATCTAAACAACAGGAGGTATTAGACAACTTTAAACTCTCTTTCGTGCGGATAGACGAAGACAACTAGGATTCCCTACTTAAAGGGAAAGCGTCCGATAAGTTAATCACTGACACTAAGTAAGGGACGCTAAAAAAGACGGCTAATGCGGAGCCGCATAGTAAGACAGTACTTGGGCCAACCCTGGGACTGTTACTTACTCTCTGCGTTAGCCGTTATTTTTATTTGTACACTCTTTCAACGTGTTCATTCAAATTGAACAACTTAAAATAGTGTACACAGATTAAGGAGATCATCATGCCAGATGAAGAGACGGGCGCAATCGAGCAGGCCCAGGACATAACTGCTCAGGAAACCTCTGGCGAAACCTCAAGCGATGTAGCAGAAGTAATCACGGACGACCCAGAAGTTGATTACACCGAAGCTACCGTGGAAGGGTTTGATTCACCGGTTGTTGCCACCGTGGATAAAGAGGCAGAGGACGATACGGGTGACGTCAAAAAACAAACACCTGACACTCCTGCCGACCAGGAAGTGACACCAAAGGTCGAGGGGCCAACAACTGATTATCTACAGAGCGAACTTAATCAGCGTAATGCCCATATCAACAATCTTAACATGGCACTTCATCAAGAACGAGCCAAAGCCAAGGAGGCCAAGGAGGAGGCTGAAAACCCGCTGACGGAAGCCCAGTTGCGAGGGTTAATGAAAGAGCACGTGGATGACCCTGATACTCTCTACAACATCATTGACTATCAAATCAAGCAGGGCATGAAGTTAACACAGCAGGCAACTATTGATGCCACTGAGGTCAATCAGAAAAAGGTTGCAGCGTCACGATATATCAATCAGCAATTTCCGCAGTTGAACAACCCGGGATCAAACCTACGTCAAAACGTGGACCAGATAAAACAGGCCGCTGATTTAGGCGATCATCATATGGGCGATCTGGCAGGGTTGGGACTGTTATTCCTGAACAATGTTCCCAGTTTCTCGCAACAAGTGTTCGAGGCGGGTAAACAGGAAGGGCTGAAGGGTAAGGCAGAAGGCGCAAGGAAAGTTGGCGTTAAACAGGCCACTACAGCACCGGCAGGAAAGAAGGCCGGGAAGAAAAGTAAGTCAGGATTGTCCGGGACAGCTTTGGAGACAGCTAAACAGATAGGATTATCAGACTCTCAGATGAAGCTGTATGGCAAGTTCGTTGGCAAAAAAACTCAAGAACAGATGATGGAGGCAAGTTAAGATGACAAAATTAAATAAAGATGGAACGCTCGATAAGAGATACGGGCCGAAGCCTGGTAAAATAACCAGGAAACCTAGACCAGCTAGTGATATGGGCAAAAACAGGATACCGAGTA